CCCCCCCTTGTTTCCAAGGCACCTCTCACGCTCCGGTGCCATAAACAAGAGATTGAAATTAATCAATTTATATACTTACCTCGTTACGATGGTAAGAGGCACACTTGTTGGTTATGACTATACCCAATTTCAGGGTGATTTAGTTAAATCAACTCACCGACACCCTCATGTTGTTCACCGCGAAATCGCAACAACATATGTCGATCAGTATGCTTATGAGCATATTGAAACATTCAGTAGTTTATATCCTGAACTTATTCTTAAAGGATGGTCTAGGAGTTACTATCTGCCCGAGAAGCATCTCGCTGCAGTGTTAAACTACAGTATGCCAAATGTTCCTGCATCTCAGCTCATTCAGTCATTATACAGACAAGCGATTGAATCAGCTAAGAATGGATTTATCAGCCTTCCCCGAGTGAAGGCTTTCGATGTACTTACCGAAATGGACCAAGTACCTTTTAAGTCGTCTTCATCGGCGGGTTATAATTACACAGGCAGGAAAGGCCTTATTGGTGATGAAAATCACTCAAGGGCAATTTCGATAGCTAAAGCTGTATTATGGTCAGCCATCAAAGATGATGGAGAAGGCATTGAACATGTCATTCGGACTTCAGTACCAGACGTTGGCTACACTCGAACTCAGTTAACGGACTTGCTAGAAAAGACGAAAGTCAGACAAGTTTGGGGCAGAGCATTCCACTATATCCTACTTGAAGGATTGGTTGCACACCCGTTTATACAAACAGTCATGTCACATAAAACGTTTATTCACGCAGGACAAGACCCGTTAATTAGTGTTCCTAGATTATTATCAGACGTTGCATTGAATTGCAAATGGATTTACTCACTTGATTGGAGTCAATTCGACGCTACAGTTAGTCGATTCGAAATCCACGCCGCTTTCGACATAATTAAGTCTTACGTAGACTTTCCAAATTATGAAACAGAGCAGGCTTTCGAGATCACTCGACAACTATTCATACATAAGAAAGTTGCAGCACCTGACGGTTACATCTACGAATCACACAAAGGAATTCCATCTGGAAGTTACTACACTTCACTTGTTGGATCGATTATCAATTATTTGAGAATCAACTACCTCTGGAGACTCCTCACCGGACACCCACCACAACAGTGTCACACTTTAGGAGATGACTCATTGGTTGGAGATAACTCATATGTTAATCCACAAGCGATTGAAGAAGCAGCAAACAAGCTAGGCTGGCACTTCAACCCAGATAAGACTCAATACTCTACAGTACCTGAAGAGATCACATTTCTCGGACGAACTTACGTAGGCGGACTAAATAAGAGAGATCTAACGAAATGTATTAGATTACTCGTATATCCCGAATACCCAGTAGAGTCAGGTCGAATTTCAGCTTATAGAGCTAAGTCTATCGCACAAGATGCTGGCGGTCTCAGCGAAGTGCTAAATAGGATAGCAGATAAGCTTAGACGTATTTACGGTACGGCTTCAGAAGAAGAGGTACCAATTTATTTTAAACGCTATGTATTTGGAGTTTAAATAAATACGTGGAAGGTAT